ATTAGCTGTTACGGGTGAACAATTAAATTTAAATTTATCAAGTGTAACAATAAATGCTGAAGTTAATACAGGATGGGGTAGATTAGCTTGGGGTTATAATGACTGGGGAGCAGATGGAATATCTCAAACAGTTCAAGTTTCAAATACAGGATTAGGATTAAATATAAATTCTGGAATTACAGAATATTGGGGTCAAGATGTATGGGGAGCTGCTACTACAGAATGGGGTGGAAGTTCTATTACTCAAGTAAAAATAGATGCAATCGCTGAAGTTAACTCAACAATTAATGCTGGATGGGGACAAGTCGCTTGGGGAACTCAGGAATGGGGTCAAGGTGAATTAACTATAAATTTAAATATTGCTGAAGGAGAAGTAGATCCAAGTCCAGATGCCACAGTTGTTGGTATTGGAATGACTATTGATTTAGCAGTTGGAACAGTAGTTATTGGAACTGGTGAGGTTACATTAACGGGAGAAGGTCTAGAAATAGGATTAGGAACTGCTTCAGGGGAGGCAGTTACTCTTGCAAGTGTTACTGGAATAGGCTTAAAAATCGAAGAAGATACAGTATTTGCTGGGGGTAATACCAATGTTTCTGTTACAGGAAATGGCTTGACAGTATCTTTAAATAATATAAATAATCAAATCTGGACTAAAATAAACACCGGAACTGATGCAACTTGGATAGAGGTTGACACAGCCGCTTAAATTTAATAATATAACAAAATAAGGATTAAAATTATGGCATCAAGTTATTCATCAGACCTTAAACTAGAGATTCAAGTTACAGGCGAAAACGCCGGTACATGGGGCGATATTACAAATACAAACTTAGTTATTCTTCAACAAGCTATTGCTGGTTATTCTGGTATATCTATTGCAGGTGCTGCTGGAAATACAGATTTAACTTTTTCAAATGGTTTAACATCAAATGGTAAAAACGCTGTTATAGAATTAACAGGAGCAATTACAGGAAATAGAACTGTAACTATAACTACTGCTTCTGGTGTTACAAATAAAGTTTATGTAATTAAAAATAGTACAACAGGTGCATTTACTGTAACTGTTTTAGTTCAAGGTCAAACAGGTGTTACTTTCTCTGCAACAGATAAAGGAACAAAAATTTTATATTTAAATGGAACTGATGTTGTAGATTCTAATATTGGAAAATTATCCAATGATTTTTCTCCAACGCTTGCAGCAAATTTAGACACTAATGCTAAAAATATTTTAATAGATAGTGGTAATTTTATTGGTGATGAAAGTGGTAATGAGCAAATTAAATTTGCAACTACAGCATCAGCAGTAAATGAAATTTCAGTTACAAACGCAGCAACTGGAAATAATCCAGTTATTTCTGCAACAGGTGGAGATACCAACGTTGGAATTACATTAACACCAAAAGGTGATCTTGGAAGAATTACAGCAAATGGTGAAACTAAAATATTTGGTGTGTTTGAAGCCGTAACAGTTTCTACAACTTTCGTAACTGCATTTACATATGATGTACTTACACAAGCTGTATATTTTCAAAATGTTAATTTAGGTTCTAATTTTACAGTTAATTTTAGAGGAAATGCTTCAACTACTTTAAACTCGGCTCTAGCAACAGGTGAGTCTGTAACAGCTGCACTAATTACGAAACAAGCTAACACAACATTTTTTAACACATCTGTATTAACAGTTGATGGTACATCAACAGGAGTTACAGTGGTTTATCAAGGTGGAACTGCTCCAACAACTGGAAATGCTTCATCTAATGATGTCTACACTTACACAGCAATTAAAACAGCGGCATCAACTTACACAATATTAGCGTCGCAAACTCAATTTAAATAAGGAGTAGAAAGAATGCCTTTAAACTCAACACGTGGAGCTGGATCAGCAAAAGGATTTGGATTTACAGCAGCTGGTATTACACCCGTTGATTTTGATTATTTAGTAGTAGCAGGTGGTGGAGGAGGATTTTCAGGTCTCGGTGGCGGAGGAGGTGCTGGTGGATTTAGAACATCTTTTCCAGGGGGAACAAAAACAACAATAAATCAAAAAATTACAACAATTACAGTAGGAGCAGGTGGAGCATCCTCTCCACAACCATCTCCAGGTGCTGCTTTTATAGCGGGTCATGGTGAAAATTCTTCTATTGGTTCAAATATAATTTCTGCAGGTGGGGGAGTAATGAATACAGCTCAGGCTTACGGACCTCCAGGAGCTAGTCCAGATAATGCTTCTGTTAGAGATGGTGGAAGTGGTGCAGGTCAAAGTCATCAACAAACAGACTATACAGGTCTAGGAAATGTTCCCCCAGTAAGTCCTTCACAAGGAAACCCAGGTGGGCCAGGAGGTGGATCATTTGGATCATCGGGTGGTGGCGGAGCAGGTGGAGCTGGAGTTAATGGAGAAGGATCTAGTCCAAACCCAAGCAATTCTGGACCAGGTGGGCCAGGTGTTTCAAATAGTATTTCAGGATCTCCAGTAACTTATGCTGGTGGTGGCGGTGGTGGTGGTTATGTACAATCTGCAGGATCAGGAGGGCCTGGTGGAGGAGGAGCAGGTGGACCTTATAATGGAGGTAATGTAAGTAATGGAACAGCGGGAACAGCTAACACAGGTGGAGGCGGAGGAGCTCCAGGACCAGGTGGAAACACCGATCAAGCAGGTGGTTCTGGAATAATTTTTTTAAGAGTTCCTACTGCTAATGCACCGGTATCTTTAGCTGTGAGTCCAGGAACAAATACAATTACAACAGATGGATCGGATAAAGTTCTTACTTTTACAGTATCTGGAACATTAACAATTTAATATATGGCTCATTTCGCTGAATTAGATTCAAATAATATAGTTATAAGAACAGTAGTAGCTTGTAATCAAGATATTGCTAATAATGGTGGAGAACAGTCTTTAGAAGCAGCTAAACATTTTGAAAGTGTTGTTCCATTATCTTCTAACGGAATTAAATGGGTTCAAACATCTTATAACAATAATTTTAGAAGAAAATTTGCAGGTAAAGGAGATTATTATAATGAACAAAATGATATATTTTATAATAATGTTAAACCCCATGCTTCATGGACATTAGATTCTAATTTTAATTGGGTAGCACCTACTTTAAAACCTTCTATTGTAAAATGCCCTTTAAATGATGATCCTTTAATAATTTCATGGAATGAATCTATATTAAAATGGGTTGGTTTTGGTTATGATAATCAGCTTAATAAAGTTGATTTTACATGGAATTCTAATACTCAAAATTGGGATCAAGTATAGGTACTTTACAAGTAAAGTATAATTTTATATAAAGAAAGAATATAGAATAAAATATGAATTTAAAAAATTATTACTGGTATTTTGAAAAAGCATTATCCACTGAATTTTGTGATAAAGTTATTAAACTTGGTAAATCTTTACAAAGAAAAAAAGCATTAACTGGAACTGCTAATAAATATACAAAAGAAGTTCAAAAAATAAGAAAATCAAATGTTGCTTGGTTAAATGAACAATGGATTTATAAAGAAATTCAACCATTTATTCAAACAGCAAATATAAATGCTGGTTGGAATTTTCAATGGGATTTTTCTGAAAGTTGTCAATTTACTGAATATAAAAAAAATCAATTTTATGATTGGCATTGTGATAGTTGGGATAGTCCATACAACGACCCTAAAAATGTAAGTGTACATAATAAAATTAGAAAATTATCTGTAACATGTTCTTTATCCAATCCTGAAGAATATAAAGGAGGAGAATTAGAATTTGATTTTAGAAATAAATCCGATGGAAAAATTAATATAGTTAAGTGTAAAGAAATCCTTCCAAAAGGATCTATTGTTGTATTTCCAAGTCACGTATGGCATCGTGTAGCACCTGTAACAAAAGGAACAAGGTATTCATTAGTAATATGGAATTTAGGAAATTCTTTTATATAATAAAATGAACTTTAAAAAAGATAAATATTTAATTATTAAAAAAGCAATATCAAAAGAACTTGCTTATTTTTGTTATAATTATTTTATAATAAAAAGAAAAGTTTATGATACTTTATATCAATCAAAATATGTAGATAAGAGCAATATAGATTGGGGAACTTGGTTTGATCCACAAGTTCCAAATACATATTCTCATTATTCCGACATTGTAATGGAAACATTATTACTTAAATTAAAACCTTTAGTTGAAAAAAAAATTAAATTAAAATTAATAGAAAATTATTCTTACGCTAGAGTTTATAAAGAAGGAGATGTACTTGATCGTCATAAAGATAGATTTAGTTGTGAAATATCTACGACTTTAAATTTAGGAGGTAATATTTGGCCTATATTTATAGATTTAAATCCTAAAAATGGATTTCATGAAAAGGATAAATATGTTCCTGGAAAATCAAAAGGAATAAAAATAATTTTAAATCCAGGAGATATGTTAATATACAGAGGATGTGAATTAGAACATTGGCGAAATAAATTTGACGGAAATAATTGTGCCCAAGTATTTTTACATTATAATGATGCTTCTATAAAAGACGCGGAAAAAAACAAATTTGATAAAAGACCTCATTTAGGACTACCTTCGGGATTCAGAGGTAAAAATATATGATAAATAATGATATAAAAATAAAAGAGTTAGAAGAACAAATAAAAAAATTAGAAGAACAACTAAAATCTGAAACGGTTCTTAGAAAGTCTGAAGTTTTAATGAATAGTGATTTAAAAGATTATAATCAAAAACTTGAAATTCAAATTGAAAAATTATTTGAAATTAATCAGGAATTTTTGACAAAAATTGTTTATTTAAATAAAGTTATAAAACATTTATTTAAACATAATGCCTAATACTTTAAATGTTAAAGTATTTCCTACTTTAATAAAGTATGTCAGTAATTTTTTAAATGAAAAAGAATTAAATAAAATTATAGAAATAACTTTAAATAAAAAATTATCCCCCCATTTATCTTTAAAAGGAAAAGCAACGTCAACGCATGGATTAAATAGTGATGTTTTATCTAATATTGATAAAAATATTATAGAAAAAATAAAAAATAAAATTAATGAATACGCTATAGATTACGGTGTTAGAAACTTAAAATTAGATAATTCTTGGATAAATATTCAAAATAAAAACAGTATTTTAAATAAACATTCTCATCCAGATAGTATTGTGTCAGGGGCTCTTTATTTAAAAGTAGATAAAAATAGTAGTAAAATATATTTTTACAATCCAAATACCTATCTTACTTTTGTAAATGTTTTTAAACAAACTGAATTTAGTTGCGAGAATTATTATTTTATACCACAAATAGGTGATTTAATTCTTTTTCCAAGTTGGTTAATGCATGGATCTAATGAAGAAAAAAATAATTCTACAGAAAGAATAGTATTAAGTTTTAATACTTTATACTTATGAAAAAAGAAATTCCTAAATTTAATTATTGGTATTGGAATAATAAAATAGATAAAAAAAATATATTAAAAATAAACAATTTTATTGAAAAAAATTTCAATTTTATTGAAAAAAAAGAATCTATTGCTAAAGATTTAAATAATAATGATAAAAAAAATGCAATCGTTAAAAGTATTTATTTTTTTAAAATAAAACATCTATTAAATAATATAATAAATGAATGTGTTCACGCTGCTCAACATAATTTTGGATATGATATATTTTATCCATCTGACTTTGACGGATGCAATTTAAATATATATTCTGATAAAAATTTAGGAAAATATGATTGGCATACAGATGGAACTGATAATCCTTTAACAGATTTAAAACTTACAATTTTAATAAATTTATCTTTAAAAAAATATGAAGGAGGATCTTTTTATTTATTTCATAATAACGAAATGGAAGTTAAAGAATTAAACAATCCTGGAAATATTGTAATGTTTAAATCAGCTATAAATCATAAAGTAACACCTGTAACAAAAGGAGAAAGAAGAACTTTAGCTATTTTTTTGTACGGCCCTGCTTTTAGATAAAAATTAAAATGAGGTTCATAGATCAATTAATTAATCCTATTGAGCCAACAATTAAACAAAAAAAAGAAGAGTTATGGGACGTTTCTGGTATTTTAAAAGATAGATCTAATCAAGAATTTAAATTTGATTTAAGGCCTTTAAATAAAGATTTATCTAAAAAAGGTTCATTTAAAACTAAAGCTGATAAAATGGTATTTGAAACAGTATCGGAATGGATACTTGTTGATATAGAAGAATTACATAACTATATTAAACAACATGAATTAAAGATTGTTGAATTAGAGCAATTGATATCTAAGCTAGATTGGAATATAATACTTCCAAAAAAATAGTGCATTTACTAATATAATCTATATAAAGGAAGGCTTATGCCTTTACAGAAGATACAATTTAAGCCAGGATTCAACAAACAACAAACTGCAACCGGAGCCGAAGGGCAATGGATTGATGGTGATTTTGTAAGGTTTCGTTATGGAGAACCTGAAAAAATAGGTGGCTTCCAGCAGCTCGTCTCTACAACCTTGTCAGGTCCAGCTCGCGACCAGCACAGTTGGACTGCATTAGATGGTAAAAAATATGCAGCTATTGGAACCTCTAAACTATTAATTATTTATTATTCAGGTCAATTTTTTGACATTACACCGCTTGGTACAGCTATAACATCTTGCACTTATACATCAACAACTGGATCTGCAACAGTTACAATTAACAAAGTAGCTCATGGATTAGAGGTTGGTGAGTATATTATATTCACATCTGTAACAACACCAGGCTCACCTACTACCAGTTTTACATCAAATAATTTTACAGCTAACACTTTTCAAATTATATCTGTACCAACATCAAGTACATTTACAGTTACAATGCCCGTTACAGAAACTGGAACTGGAGTTACTGCAGGTGGTACTATTACTACAACACCTTATATTTTTATTGGACCTACGTTTCAAACTTCTGCATTTGGTTATGGTACAGGATATTTTGGTGGTACAATTCCAACTTCAGTTACAACATTATTAGATGGTGCATTAAATAATTCATCCACAACAATTACAGTAGATGCAACTGCTGCATTTCCAACATCTGGTCGAATAGATATTGATTTAGAATTAATTACTTACACCGGTAAAACTGCAACAACTTTTACAGGTTGTGTAAGAGGTGCTAATGGATCTACAGCTGTATCACATTTAGATAATGCAACTGTTACTAATGCAACAGATTGGGTTGATTGGGGAGAAGAAGCAAATACTGCAGGAGTAATACTTGCACCAGGATCTTGGTCACTTGATAATTTTGGTCAGATACTCGTTGCTACAATTAAGAATGGTCAAACTTTTACTTGGAGTCCAGCTGCAATATCTCCACTTACAACAAGAGCTGTTATTGTATCCGGTGCACCAACGGCGTCCGTTATGACAATTGTATCAGATAGAGATAGACATTTATTTGCAATGGGTACTGAAACAACTATTGGAACACCCTCTACACAAGATCCAATGTTTATAAGATTTTCAAATCAAGAAGATATTAATACCTATGCTCCAACAGTAACTAATACTGCAGGAACATTTAGACTAGATACGGGTAACGAGATTCGAGGTTCCATACAGGGTAAAGATTATATCTTTGTTTTAACGGATCAAGCTGCATACGTTATCCAGTTTGTAGGTCCTCCCTTTACGTTCTCTGTAAGACAGGTGGGAACAAATTGTGGATGTATTGGTCAACATGCTATTATTTTTGCACAAGGTGCTGTGTTTTGGATGGGTAATTCTGGTGGATTCTTTGTATATGACGGAACTGTAAAACAATTACCCTCACTTGTTGAAGATTTTGTATTTACAGATGTTGGAGATAATTTAGGAATTAATTATGATGCAGGTCAAATAGTTTATGGTTATCATAATTCATTATATAATGAAGTCGGTTGGTTTTATCCAAAGTCAGGGCAAACACAAATAGATAGAAACGTAGTTTACAACTACACTGAAAATACTTGGGTTACTGGATCTTTAGCAAGAACAACTTATCAAGATGCTGATACTTTTGATTTTCCTTATGCAACACAATATATTGTAAATGGTACACCTACATTTCCAACTATTAATGGAGTAACTAATTTATTTGGTTCTACTAAATATTGGGAACAAGAAAGCGGGTTTAATGAAGTAGACACCTCAGGTAATAAAACAACTATTGCTGCTTTTATTAGATCTGGAGACTATGATATATCTGAACAGGGATTAGGTGGAGATGGTCAATTAATTATGAGAGTTAAAAGATTTATACCAGACTTTAAAAATCTAGAAGGAA